TTTTTCTGATGCAATTGTAAAGGCGGAACAATATTTACTGGATAATGCAGATAAATATAAAAAAATGTTTGAGCCAGGAGGAATTTTGGAATATAATTTCCTTATCAGTGACATTATAGGCTGTATAACGGATAATGAAATTGTTGGAATCGCAGGGCATGATTCACAATATATTGGAATACCCGGTTATACAGAGCTTGAAGTGTTTGCGGATATGTTTTCGGCGTTTTATCAAGGTGATAATGAAACGATAGAATTTTTGAAGAATGAATTACCAGATATAAGCCGAGCATTCTTGAGTATGGTAGGTGATTGATAATGCTGAGCAAAGAGTTTCTGGAAATGATGAAAAACGATAAGGAATTAGAGGAATTACGTAAGCGTGTATACGCAATTACAGGTCGATTAGAAGATATCTCATTTCGTGTTGGAGCAAATTATACCTACGAAGAATGGAAAGAACAGTTGAGAAAAATAGAACGGGAGTATTTGGAAAAGTAAAATTGGATCTGAAACCTGCTCTGAAAAGGTGTATGCTCAAAGAGAAGAGATACAGAAATGGTTTAACGTGGGTGGGAAGTACGAAGACAGTTTTGCTCTATCGGATATTATATGTGCATTGAGCAATGGGGCAATAGATGTTCCTATAGGCCATGATATGTCTTACTGGAATGAAAATCCGAGAAATAAGCCCATGGAGATATTTGCAAATTTGAGCAGTATTGATGTCCTGGAATTGGAAGAAAAGGAAGATATCCTCAAGGAACTCTTTGAGGCATATAAGGAGCTGGTTAAGTGAATGGATTGATTCAAAAGATGAGAGATGATCCGGAAATTCGGGAATTGAAAGAGAAGTGTCATGAATTGACAGGAAAATGGATTCCATATCATTGGGATTGTTTTAAAGATTTGGACGATTACAAAGAGCATATGAGAAAAATCATACAGGAACATGATACCACCAGTCAGTAGGCCGGTGGTATTTTTATACCCTAACGAAATGGAGGTGCATCATTTGGAATGTTTGATTCAGGGAGATAACAAACCCATCATTCTTAAATTTGATGAGAACATAGCGAATATAGAACAGATCAGCGCGGTTTTATATGGGGATCAGAAAGAATATAAGCGGTGGGATGAAAAATCAGCAGTGATGGAAAATGATGAGATCCAGCTTCCATTATCCCAAGAAGAAACGATCGCGATCGACAGCGACTATGTAAAACTGGAAATAAAGCTGGTTTCAAATGGGACGATAGAGTTCTTTGAGATTATCTCGATATGTATTCGGAAGAGAAAAGACAAGACCGTGTTTGAGTTGGGAGGTGGTCAGTCATGAAACTCACTAAAATAACTGCTTCTGGTGCCGCAAGGAATGTGAGGAATACGCAGTCAGTTATTTACAAAAAGGGGTATTCTCCATTCATACAGGGCGGAACATGGTGGCAGTACGATGAAGGGGTAAAAGGATATATTGATACCGGTATCCCGGCGCAAGGACCAATAGGAGAACAGGGGCCTATGGGGGAACAGGGAATAAAAGGGGATACTGGAGAAACTGGCCCGGCTGGACCTAAAGGCGACGTGGGCGCGATAGGACCGAAAGGAGATAAGGGAGATAAAGGAGATGCAGGCGCAGCCGGAAACATTGGGCCACAGGGACCGCGTGGGGAGAAGGGAGATGCTGGAGAAAAGGGTGATGTTGGAGAGACTGGTCCACAGGGTAAACCTGGGGAAGCTGGCCCCAAAGGAGAAACAGGCGAGCCTGGAAAAGATGGTGTAAGTCCTACGCTGAGTATTAGCAGCATTACCGGTGGACATCGTATTACGATTACGGATGCAGCTGGGAGCAAGTCATTCGATGTAAAGGATGGAGAAAATGGCAAGGATGCCAGTATTACAAATGCGGCGATTGTTAAGGCACTTGGATATACACCGTATAACCCAGAGAAAACAAAGCTGGATGCATCGATGCTTATAGGTGGTCTAAACAGCATTGTAAACAATGCGAATGCAATATCCATCAATCCCGCAATCAATGGAGAAGGTTTTACCATTCAGCGTGGAGGAAAGGTTAAGATATCAATTGATGGATATGAATTTGAAGTTATCGAAAATGCAGTAAAAAGTCTATTCGATGGTTCAAGCAAAACATATATAAATTTTGCTCAACCAGGTACTTTTGCGAGTTCTGACTTTATAGACTGGAGTTCTACGAAAACATATCCTGCAGGGGCGTATGTGCGATATTTCTTAAATGGTGGAACAACAGGAAAATATTACTGGTTTAAAGCACTTGTTGAGAATACAAATGTAGTACCGCTCAATGATGAAACGGGAACGTGGGAGTTAGTATCAGTCGATACAGGAAATTATTATGCAAGCATTGATTTCACACAATCGTTCATTGTGATCGAGATTGAATTCCCAGATAGTATCCGGTACGAAAATGGCCTTTCTTTATACTGGCGTGCACAGTTACAGAACGCCAAGTATGTCAAGGTTGAGAAGTATGATGATAAGGCCGGATGGGGGCTGGTGGCAGAAGAGAGCGGCCTAAAGCCTACACAGGTAGTAAATACATATTATCTTGGAAATGCCAAGGTGAGTCAGGGAACACAGCAAATTCTTAGAATAACGTTTACTCCGACGAGCACATCCTGGTGTGCGCTTTGTCAGATCGCCATAACAGGCTTAGTGGGTGGCATCGAAGGAACATTAGTAAGCCGTGGAGGAAGTTCTATGTTTGGGGACCTGGTGCCGTATACGGATAACATGGTCAATATGGGGAAGGCAGGAGCAGAGTGGAAAGGTGTATATACCAAGAAACTGACCATTGGAAATACTGCTGTTACGGAACCACAGCTACAGGCTTTATTGAAGTTGATCTAAAAAAGATATAGAAAGTCATTGAGTTATTAACACGCAGGCAGGATCTGGGTGTTATTTTTATGCCCAAACGCGAGTATGGCTCTAAACTCTGCGCGGCCGGTGACACCGATGAAAATGGAAAAGCAGCAGGAGTGACACTCCCAAAATGGAAAGGAGGCCATTATCATGGCAGAACCAAATCAGAATCAGAACCAGCAGACTCAGCAGGGCGCAGGAAGTGCCGGAGATCCAGCACAGCAGCAGAATCAGACAAACCAGCAGACTGGAGCACCAGCAATCGACTATAGCAAGATTCAGCAGATGCTGGAAGGCACATTGGCGGCAAAGGAAGATACCGCACTGAAAGCGTATTTTAAGCAGCAGGGACTTAGTCAGCAGGAGGTGGAGCAGGCGATTGAAGCCTTCAAACAGCAGAAAGCTGCGAATACTCCTGATGTTGGGGCTATGCAGATCCAGGTAACACAGGCGCAGGAAGCGGCCAGACAGGCACAGATCCAGAGCGCGGCAGTGATGGCAGCTGTGGATCTTGGGATTGATTCTAAGACCATTCCGTATGTCCTGAAAATGGCTGATCTTAGTCAGGCAGTGGGGCAGGACGGAAAGATCAATGAAGAGACTTTAAAGGCAGCACTGAATAAAGTCCTGGAAGACGTTCCGGGATTAAAACCACAGGCAGCTGGAGCAGCCGGTTTTGTGCAGGTTGGCGCAGCAAGTGGCAGTGCAGGAGCCGGACAGTCTCAGCAGGCAACACAGACACAGCAGACAGGAGTTCCAACAAAGAGATGGAACCGATTCAACTAAGAAAGGATAAGGTGAGTATATGCCAAATTTAAACTATGCACAGGTATGGGAGCCGGAGCTGTTAGAGATTCTTATGCAGGGAACATTAACCTCCCCGTTTGTAACCAGTAATGTAAAATGGCTGGACGCAAAGACCTTCCATTTTACGCAGATGTCCACTTCCGGATATAAAAACCATAGCAGAAACGGCGGTTGGAACAAGGGAGATTACACCCAGAAGGACGTACCGTTTACGCTGACCCATGACCGGGATATTTCCTTCCTGGTAGATAAAGCGGATGTGGATGAGACCAATGCAACTGCTTCCATCCAGAACATTTCCAAAATTTTCGAGCAGACCCAGGTGGTGCCGGAGACAGACGCCCTGTTTTTCTCCAAAGTGGCACAGGAGGCGCAGAAGCAGGAGGGATATCATTCTTCCACTGCGGCGGCTGGTTACACGAAGGCGAAAGTATTCGGTATGCTGAAAGATATTCTTGGAAAGGGGAAACTGAGAAGATATAAAGCCAATGGTACGCTGGTGATGTATGTTTCCAGCGCTATCATGGATGCCCTGGAACAGTCCACAGAGTTTACCCGCAAGATTGAGATGACCCAGATCGCAGAGGGCGGTATGGGCATTGAGACCCGTGTAACGGATATTGACGGAGTACCGATCATGGAAGTGGTCGATGATGAGCGCTTCTATGACGCCTTTGACTGGGAGCCGGAGGCGGGTGGCTTTTCTCCACTGAAAAAGGTCACTAGCGACAGTTCACCGGTAACTGGAGCCCACAAGATCAATGTGCTGGTTGCCTGCGGCCAGACCTGCAAGATCGTGCCGAAGATCTCCAGCATCTATTATTTTGCACCAGGTGCTCACACAGAGGGAGATGGTTACCTGTATCAGAACCGTTCCCTGTCTGATGTATTTGTCTTCCCAAATGGTAAAGACGGCAATGTGGACAGCGTATACGTGGATGTAGACACCACAGAATATACCGGTGCATAGTCTGGAGGTGATCTCATGGCCTATGAGCCGTATGCAACGCCAGATTATTACCGACAGGAGTATTGTGGGAAGATTGTGCCTGAGGATGAGCTTGAAAAAGCTCTCCGCCAGGCCAGCCGTCATATTGATTCCCTGACCTACAATCGGATTGCGGGACGGGGATTTTCTAATTTGACCAGTTTTCAGCAGGAACTGATCCGGGATGTGGTGTGCCAGCAGGCAGATTTTGAAACGGAAAATGCGGATGAGATCAGTACCATTCTTCAGGGCTACAGCATCAATGGCGTATCCATGCAGTTTGGCAATTCCTGGAATGTTTTTACAGACAAGGGAGTGGCAATGAAACGAGATGTGTATGCCATGCTGTGTCAGACGGGCCTGTGCTGCCGTTTAGCGAGGTGAGACGATGAAATACCCATGTTTGATACCGAAACGGCTCTGTAAGACTCCTGTGCATGTACATTTGGAGTCAGAGGAGCTGAGTAATCTGGGAGAACCGAAATACTCCATGGATGCAGATCTGGTGTGTAATTTCCAGGATAAAGCGAAAACAATCCTGACAGCGGAAAAGAAACTGATCCAGATCACAGGAACAGCGCTTTTTCCTGGTGATATTGCGCCGGATATGCCTTCCCTGAGTGGAGGCAGCTTGACTGTTTTTGGACAGGAGCGCCGGATCCAGCAGGGATGCAAAAACCGGAATCCGGATGGAACCGTGAATTATTGCAGTCTGGAGGTGATCTGATGCAGGTGAGATCCACAATAAAATTGAATATGCCACGGATCAATCAGCTGACGAAGGCCGCAGTAAAGGCTCTGGAAATGACAGGAGAAGCGCTGCACACAGAAGTTGTGCAGGCTCAGGTCATGCCGTTTGATACTGGCCATCTGGAAGAAGATGCAACCTTTGTGGACTACAGTGAATCGAAAAACGGCAAAGTGACACTGGTTTCCAGTACCCCATATGCCAGACGGCTGTATTATCATCCAGAATACCATTTCCAGACGGATGAAAACCCGAACGCAAAAGGAAAATGGTATGAAGACTGGATGCCTGGGGGTGACTCTGCAGGTTTTGCGCAGCAGGCGTTTAAACGATTCTACAAGAAAGCAGGTGGCGTATGATGCTGAAATTAACGGAGATCCGTCAATGGATTGCATCCCTTGGTATTGCCGAGGATCAGCAGGTGTATATCGGCAAGCTGGACAACAAGCAGCAGAAATCCATTGGTGTGTATGGAAGAAGTGGATCAGGTTCACCTGGCATTGCTCTTGGTGGCCTGGAGTGTACCACCTATGACACAAAACGGCTTTCTCTTCTGGTGCATTGGACTACAAGGAAAGCTGAAAGCGAAGTGGCAGCGTATGAATTATTTGAAAAACTAAGAAACGTATCCAGCCTGGACATAGGAGATACCCATATTAACTACCTTCGGCTGATGGTTCCGGAACCACAGGATGTAGGTACCGATGATGGCGGAGTATATGAATATGTGATCTGGCTGGATTTGATTTATGAAAGAAAGTGAGGATAAGAAATGGACGAGGTAAAAGGAAAAGTATATCCGGTACACAACAATACCTTTAAATTTGGTACCAAGGGATTAGAGAGCCAGAGCGCGGACATGGTAACACCTGCTGATCTGGAGAATTTCGCACCGACCATTGATGGAACTACGCAGGAATGGTATGCGATGGATGCAGGTGGCTGGGCGAAATCAGCCATGACCGGAAAGAAGCTCAGCTTTGCTTTTAAAGGAAAAAGAACCTTCGGTGATACCGGAAATGATTACATTGCAGGTCTGGCGTGGAAGTTTGGACAGGATGTTATGACAAAATTTGAATGGACAATGCCGTCCGGGGCAAAGCTGGCCTGCGATGTGGTAGTGAATGTTACCACTCCGGGAGGTGGCGATTCGACTGCCATTGATGCGTTGGAATTTGAAGTAACCTGTTATGGCAAACCAACGTTTACTCCGGCAGAAGCCGTGTAACAGGAAGGGGGACAGATGATGGCGAAAATAGTAGATATTACGGACAAGCTGAGTTTTGATGGAAATCCGAAGCTGGTAATCAAGGGAAAGGAACTGGAAGTAAACGCAGACGCGCCTACCATGTTAAAGGTTATGGGGTTACTTAGAAATGATGATCCAGGAGTACAGGAAGTCCTGGATGCCTATGACATGATGTTTCAGGAAAAGACCCGCAACGAGATTGACAAAATGAAACTCAGCTTCAGGGATCTGATGATCGTGGTTCAGGAGGCAGTTTCTCTGATCACGGGGGATGTGGGCACGGGAGAGCAGTAACCCGTACTACGATTTATTTGAAGACTGGGATTTGATCATTTCCAGTTTTCTTACGCAGTACGGGTTGCGAATCCGGACAAAAGAATTTGAGACAGTCAGTTGGGACGAGTTCCGGTCCCTTCTGGCTGGTCTGTCTCCAGAGACTCCTTTGGGGCGAGTTGTTTCCATTCGTTCAGAGACAGATGAGGACATGATCAAGCACTTTACTCGTGACCAGAAGAGGATTTATGACGCATGGAGAGACAGGAAAGCGGAGCATATGACACAAGTGGAATATGATCAGCAGATGGCAGAACTGGAACGGATGATAGCAGCTCTGTGCGGAGGTGGTTGAGATGGTAAAGGCAGGTGATAGATACGGCAGCAGATGCAGAAATTAGATTTGATATATCACTAGATCTCGGAAAGATAAAGACAGCAATATCCAGTTGCAGCAAGGAAATCAATTCGAAATTTACAAGCGCTTTTTCTAAAATGGGAAAAGACTGTCAAGAAACCTGTAATCAAGTTGAAAAAGAATTAGATGAGACTGGTAAGAAAATCAAGGAGATTTTAGAAGACCAAAATAAGAGTATGAAATCAAAAGCTGCATCCATTGCTTGGATATATCGAAAACAGGGAATGGAACAGTCTGCAGCTATGAAAAAAGCCTGGTCCGAAATAGAGAGAAGTAGCGAGTCTGGATCTGACTTAGCGGATGCTTCTATGAAAGGGATCGGAAAGCAATCAGAAAAGACATCAAAAGAAATTGGTAGTGGCTTAGGTGGAACAGTAAAAAAATTAGTTACATTGTTTGCCAGTGTGTTTGCGGTAAAAAAGCTGGTAGATTTTAGCAAATCCTGCATTGAGCTTGGTTCTGATCTGTCCGAGGTTCAGAACGTGGTAGATGTTACCTTTCCGCATATGAACCAGCAGATCAACCAGTTTGCCCAGAATGCGGCAAAGCAGTTTGGTTTATCGGAAACGATGGCGAAGCGCTTTACGGGTACCTTTGGCGCAATGGCGAAAGCATTCGGTTTCGGGGAAAAGGCTGCCTATGACATGTCCACAACGCTGACTGGCCTGGCAGGGGATGTGGCGTCTTTCTATAATATCGGCCAGGATGAAGCATACACAAAGCTGAAATCGGTTTTTACCGGTGAGACAGAGAGCTTAAAAGACCTGGGAATTGTTATGACCCAGACGGCCCTGGATGCCTACGCACTTCAGAATGGCTTTGGAAAAACAACTGCTAAGATGTCCGAGATGGAAAAGGTTGCACTGCGGTACAAATTTGTACAGGACCAGCTGACAACGGCAGCAGGAGACTTTTCCAGAACATCTGATGGCTGGGCGAACCAGGTGCGTATCCTGAAACTGCAGTTTGATAGCTTGAAAGCCACCGTCGGACAGGGGCTTATCAATGTGCTGTCTCCGGTGATTCATGTGATTAATACACTGATTGGAAAACTGATGACTCTGGCCAATGCGTTCCGTGCTTTTACGGAGCTGGTCATGGGGAAACGCAGTGGAGGCGGTGCGTCAGCTGCAGCAGCTGGAATGGAAGCCGTAGCGAAGGCTGCAGATAAGGCAGGGACTGCAGCGGGTGGAGCAGGAAGCGCGGCGAAGAAAGCTGCAAAGGATATGAAAGGCATATCTACGGGGATCGATGAGCTGAATATCATTAATCCGTCAGATAATGCTGGAAGCAGTGGTTCAGACTCTGCAGGTAGCGGTGGATATGATGTGGATGATTTCGATATGGGAAGCCTTTCGCAGGGAGAGGATGTGGTCAGTGAAAAGCTGAAGGGCATCCTTGACTTGATGAACCAGCTAAAATCATCGTTTGTCGCTGGATTCTGGGATGCATTTGGTGACACAACGGTGTTCGATTCTATCCAGAACAGCATCCGCTCTATCAAAGACAGGATAAAAGAAATTGCCACAGATCCGGAAGTTCAGAATGCCGCATTGAAATTTGCTGACGGAGTTATGTATGCACTGGGGCAGATCAGCGGTTCGGTTGCTAGTATCGGTGCTACCATTGCTGATAACCTGCTTGGTGGGATTGATCTTTATCTGCAGCAGAACGTAGGTAGAATTAAAGAATACATCATTTCCATGTTTGATATAGGAAGCGGGCTCTGGCAGATTACAGGAGAATTTTCTTCTGCTATAGCAGATATCTTTTCTGTATTCCGGAGCGATTCCGCAAAGCAGATCGCAGCGGACATCATTCAGATATTTTCCGATGGCTTTATGGGAGCAACGGAACTGGCTGGTTTATTTTCTACTGACATATTAGATCTGCTTGTCACTCCTATTGTGAAGAATTCTGAAAAAATCAAGGAAGCGTGGAATGGTACGCTGGAAGCTTTGCAAATAGTGACATCCAGTCTTGCCAGTACCTTCAAAAGCTTTGTCGATGGTCTTTTACAACTTTACGATGGGCATATCCGGCCATTGATTCAAAGCTTTCGGGACGGTTTTTCCGAAATATACGGATCAGTATCAGACGCTTTTCACACATACATTTTTCCGGTGATCCAGGAGGCTGCAGATCAATTTGAAAGTTTTTCATTAGAATACCTGCAGCCTTTGATCGACAAGTTTTTAGAGTTTGCAGGAAAGGTATCGGATGCAATAAGAGTTGTGTGGGAGGAAATTTTACAGCCATTTATCATTTGGTTTTGTGAAAATATAGCTCCAATCATAGCCAGAGGCTTACAAAATGCTATTGATATGTTTTTTATATTCTTTGAAGCAGTAGCTGATGTTATCAGTCATGTGCTGGATGCATTGGGTGGGCTGATTGATTTTGTTGTAGGCGTTTTCACCGGTGATTGGAGACGCGCCTGGGATGGAATCAAAACATACTACGCAGCAGTCTGGGAAGCGATGAAAACAATCGTAAGCACCTTATTTGAGGCAATTCGCGTGATGATTGCGAATACTCTTTCTGCTATCTCACAAAACTGGAATGCCAATTGGGATTCGATAAAGAGTTCTTCCGGCGCTATATGGAATGACATAAAAGCGCTGGCGGTTACCGTGTTTTCAGCGATTCGGGATAAGCTTTCCGAAATCTGGGACTCCGTAAGGCGAACCATTGAAGAAAAGTGGACAGCGATCAAAGAATGGTTTTCTGGCATTTGGCAGAAGATCAAGGATGTATTTCAGCTGGATGAGATGGTGGATATTGGCAAAGGCATCATGAATAAACTCTGGGATGGACTAAAATCTGTATGGAGTGATATTACAGGCTGGCTGGAAGGTATCGTGGATGTGATCAGCAATACATTTAAAAAGGTTACTGATGGAGCTAAGAACCTCTTTAAGAAAGCCAAGAAGGATGCAGAGGACGATGGAGATTCTGATGAGGACGATAGTGGCTATGTAAATAGCGGTCCCGGAGCAGTAAAAGGCCATGCTTCCGGTGGCTTCCCGAAGTCAGGTCAGATGTTCGTTGCCAATGAGGATGGTAATCCAGAACTTGTTGGAAGCTGGGGCGGTCGTGCAGCAGTTGCCAATAACCATCAGATTACCCAGGGTATTTCCCAGGCAGTACAGAATGGAATGAGATCCTGCATGGCTCCGATTGTATCCCAGATGGCATCCATTGCCCAGAATGCAGCGCCGTCATTGACAACGGTTGGAACTGGACAGAGTTATTCTCCAGATGGACAGTGGCTCCAGAGCATGGCAGACCGTGTCATGGGTCTTGATAGCGCAAGCATGAGTGATCAGTATCTTGCGATGATGGTGGATCTGTTAAAGCAGATCATCGACCTGATTGAAAATCTGGATCTGACGGTAAACATTGATATCCGTGAGATCAAGAAGAAACTGACGGATCTTGAGAAGAGATCTGGATACACATTGAGGACAACGTAAGGAGGCGGGAATATGGCAGTGATTATGATCAATGGACGGGAATTTCCCGCCCCGGATATTGGTGGAAATCTGGTCGTGGCTACCAATGTAAGTGATGGTAAGAATGCGAATGGTGAATTTGTGGGTCAGAAGGTGGGTCGTGATCAATATAAGTTTGATTCGTTGCAGTGGAAGATGCTGGATGCTCAGACGTGGGCTGCAATGTTACAGGAATTTGATAAATTTGTGGTAACTGCCCGTATTCCTGATATGGTAAATAACCGGTTTCGAACGATCCGGATGTATCCAGGAAACCGTACTGCTACACCTGTCCAGTTTGACAAGGACGGTCTTCCAACCGTGTATCAGGACTGCAAAGTGAACATCATAGACTGTGGGGTGATGGAGTAATGCAGGCAGTAAGTAATGCGTATAAGCAGGAAATGAAAAAGCAGCTTCGTGATCATTCCTATATGAGGGTCACGATCGGGTTGATCAATCAGGAAGCGCAGGCTTCTGCCAGTGTCCCGGATCCGGAAAAGTATACGTACTACAGTAATCTTTCCTGGCCGCTCAACAACTATAAGGTCGAAGAATTATATGATTCCTGTGATCAGGACTATACCGCAGTCGATGGCAGTATGTATTTTCTGCCAAGAGAATCATCGGATGTGGTATTAAATCAGGGGATTGTTTCAGAAAATCTTCTTGGGATGATAGAGGTCCATTTTCCGATACCGTATGATATTAAAGGATTAACGGTAGAATTTGGCAAAGCATATCCGGTGGATTTTTCCATCATTTCCGATAACAGCAGCGTAGAGATCTCTGGGAATCAAAATGGACACTTTGTGACAGAGAAAATCTTTTCCGGAGCGACCTTTCTGCGTTTTGTGCCGGCACAAATGGTCAATGGGCAGAGTCGTTTCCGGATACATCAGATCACAATGGGAATCGGTATTTATTTTGATAATCAGAAAATCCTTTCTGCGACTAAGAAAGAACGGATCAGCCCGATCATGGAAGATCTTCCATCCATTGATTTCAGTATTACCATTGATAATAAAAATCGTGCGTATGATATTGAAAACGAAGAAAGTACCGTGAATTTTTTAGAGAATGGACAGGAAATCAGTGTGATTTATGGTCAGGAACTGGACAATGGAAGTGTAGAGTGGATTCCGGGAACCACAGTGTATTTAAGGGAATGGTCTGCTGATGATGAAGAAATGAGCTTTACGGCGACCGATCGCTTTGATGGAATGGATGGAACCTATCGCCGCGGAAAATATGCACCGGATGGCATTACGTTGTATGAGCTGGCACTGGATGTTTTTCAGGACGCTGGAATCGACAGTCGTACATACTGGCTTGATAACTATCTCAAGGATGTCAAGGTTTATAATCCAATGCCGGTTGTAACACATAAGGAAGCGCTGCAGCTGATTGCCAATGCCGGGCGTTGCATTCTTTATCAGGACAGAAATGGAAATATTTTTATGAAATCCAGTTTTATTCCAAATATGGAGGCCAGCTCGGAGAATGAGACGTATTTTTCAAGGGCGGCATCCATATTGGAAAAGACAACGAAGAGTACCTATGCAACCGTTGAAAAGAATCATACGGATGCCTCATCTGGACAATTCTTTTTACCAAGAGATGGTGGAACTTATTTTGATGTGGGGTATGTGTCAGAGAATGTAGCTGATGATTCCGGAGCATTTGCAGAAAATCCGGTAGTAACCATTCATCTGGAAGCCCGCTATAAATGTTTTGGCCTTACCTTGGAGTTTGGTAAAAATTATCCGGTGGAAATGGTGCTGCGGTCATATCTGGATGCTGTGTTATTGGAGGAGTATTTTGTGACATCACTGTCAGAGGTAACTGTTATTAGTCACGAATTTCCGGAATTTGATCAGCTGCAGATGGAATTTTTAAAGGGAGCGCCACATGACCGTGTGAATTTGAAGCAGGTAACGTTTGGAGACAGTACGGACTATGAACTGTCCTATGGAGAAGAACTGACCAAAACACCGAAAGGCACACAGCTGTCCAAGGTCCGGGAACTGCAGGTGACCAGGACCATTTACTCTTCCGGCATTGAAAAACGCCAGCTCGTAAAAGAAACCGTTCCGGCGGGAGAAACGCGGCACACATTTTATCTGAACACAGCATCTCATGGATATGAGGTGGAAGTGACAAATGATGAGGTTGTGAAGATTATTGACAGTACTGCCTATTATGTGACTGTGGAGATCTCCGGAGAGACAGAAACGGAAGTGATCATCAATGGATACGAGTACCATACCACGCAGGCTGTGGTGACGCGACAGTTAAATGCAACAGGAACGGTTGAACAGTGGGAGAATCCATTGATATCAGGAGCTGATCATGCTGCGGATCTTGCGGAATGGGTAGGTGATTATCTGCGGGCAGACCGGGAGTATGATCTGACATATCGTGGGGAGCCCCGGATTGACGCCAATGATATTACATTTCTGGAAAATAAATATGTTTCGGATTTATTGCTGCGTATTTATGAGCATACCTTAAAATTTAACGGAGCGTTATCTGGAACCATAAAGGCAAGGAGGGATATGAGTAATGTGGCGGCAACCAAAAACAGACTGGCAGCCCAGCGATTATTTTAACATCGGGGATTACAACCGTATAAAAGAAAACCTGAATGAAATCCGGAAACAGGCGCTCATCCTATGGCCGGATTTTTCATTTGAGGACATGGGCGAAGATAAAACTTATGTGGATTATGGATTTTATGCAGATGAAATCAACCGGTTCGAGTCCAATATAGACCATATATGCAGCGAAGTATTTCCATTTGCTGTTGGTGAGCGAAAGACTTTTTATGAAAATCAGCCATTTATTGACTGGAAGGAATTAAATCGGATAGAAGAAGCCTGCAGATTGATTTACGGAAATATTCAAGGCTGTATAAACGGAAGAAAACGATTGTCGTTTGTTTTGAATGGTGGTGAATTATGTTAAAGACGGATTATAAAGATGCCATGTATGATGGCGCCAGAAGATACAGGATCACGGGGAACGCGGATGGAACATCTGTGATCTCGGATGAGACTTCCTATACCCAGGAAGGAGATGCTTTTGGGGCAAAGGATATCAATGCCACCAATACGGCGGTGAACCAACTGAACCATACAACACCGGTGACGCTGGCAGCTGCAGACTGGATCGGTTCCACACCGCCCTATACCCAGACAGTGACAGTCCAGGGAGCTACAGAGGAATTAGAAGCAATCCTGGTATCGGAACTGGAGGATGGGGCATCGGAAGCAGTGCAGAAAGCTTATGTAAAAGCGTTTGGAATGATCTCCAGCGGTACTGCAACGTTGGGAGATGGCACTGCAACCTTTAAAGTATATAAAAAGCCAGTCACAGACATTGTGGTTGGGCTGAAAGGAGTGTAAGCCAATGGGAAGAATCTGGATGCCGGGAGGCGGCGGTGGAGCGGATCTGGACGTGATTACTGCCGGTGCCGGAGATGTGCTAAGCGGTAAGGTGATCGTCGATCAGGATGGCAATCCGATCACTGGCACGATTCCGGTTAAAAGCGCGATAGCGTCCAGCATAAACTGTGGTGGTTCGGTAGACATTCCGGCGGGTTATTATCCAACAGCAGGAAAAGTACAGGCGAATAGCCTGGCAAGCCAGACGGCAGCTAACGCAGGTGCAGGACAGATTTTGAGCGGATATACCGCCTACGTCAATGGGGCCAAGATCACTGGTAGTTTGGCGGTCCAGTCCGTACTGTCTTTTAGCGTCGCCCCTTATTCTTCCACGCAGATTACATTCACCTGGAAGAATCCGGCGAAAGGGGCATTTTCTGGTGTTATCATCGTCGGAAAGACAGGATCTTACCCTACGTCGATCTCTGATGGCACGAGGTGGTATAAAGGCTCAGGAAACAACACTGCGGCCAATGGGATATCATCCGCAACAGTAAGTGGTTTTACGGCTGGAACAGCGTACTATTTCCGGTGCTTTAGCTACGCAGTGAAAAGCAATGCGGAGTGGGTGCACGCTACAAGCTATACTGCAACGGCAACACCAGCAAAAGGATCCAAGGTATTTAAAGCAAGCGGGTCATTCACAGTTCCAGCAGGAGTCAGAAGCATTGACATCTTTTGTGTGGGCGGTGGCGGAGCAGGAGGTTCCGGAAACACATCGAATACCTCCTCTAACCAGATCAATGGCGGCGGTGGTGGTGGCGGATATACAGCACAGAAGTTGCAGTATGCAGTTACTCCAGGGACAGTCTTTTCCATCGTGATCGGTGCAGGAGGTGCAGGAGGCAGTGCCACTTCCGGGGCATCCGGAGGAACTACATCTTTTGGATCGGTAGTGTCCGCAGCTGGCGGCAAAGGAGGCAGTTCCCAGACCGGCGGATCTGGTGGCTCTGGAGGCGGATCCTCAAGGTCTTATAGAAACGGCGTTGTATATGGCGGCGCTGGCGGCTCAAATGGCGGCAACGGAGGTTTTGCTTACTATGGCAGCGCGAGTTATGGAACAGCTGGTATCGGACAGGGAACAACAACACGTGAGTGGGGCAGTGCATCAGGAACATTATATGCAGGAGGCGGAGGAGGTTCGTCTTCTGGAACTATGAGGAATGGAGCCGGAGCTGGAGGTTCTGGAGGTGGCGGAAAAGGCGGTACCCTGTCGTCAAGTGACACTGGTGTTTCTGCTTCAGCAGGAACTGCCAATACCGGCGGTGGAGGCGGTGGCGGAAAGGCCTACTGGTCCGGAACCACTTACTATGGAGCGTCCGGCGGATCCGGGATCTGTATTGTCCGCTGGGGATATTAAAAGGAGGAGCAGATGAAAAGAGAAACAAAGTATCCATATATCATGGTGGATAGCGAAGGAGTTGTGCAAAATATTGCTATGTTTGATGATTATGCATCCGCAAATACACTTACTAAAGCATGCTACGGAGATGGGGCTTGTGCCTATGCATATCGGTATGCGGTTAGTATAGGTGACCGGTGTGTGGACGGAACATTTTATGTGGAAAATGAGAAAGGCGTCCTGACCGAGGCAGAGTACATTCCGAGCGATGAGGACCAGATTTCTGCGCTGAATGACCAGCTGATGGATGCTTATCTTGCACTGACAGAGCAATATGAAACCAGTCTGGATCTGCAGGACCAGGTGACGAATACCATGATGGCATTGACAGAACTTTATGAGAGCATGTAAGGAGGAAGCGGTATGGCAAGTTATATGGCAAAGGTTTATGCGGCATTGGTTAAAAGTGGAAAGAAAACCATTGAGGAAGTACCGGAGAAGATCCGGAGTGAGGTGCAGGAAATTCTGGCGGCAGATGCTTAAGGATTTTCTATATTATCTTTTGAGGAAGGAGGCAGATGGGATGGCAGTGATTTATGCGACCCTGATCGTGAAGGGAAAAAAGACCTATGCACAGGTTCCAGACAAGATCAAACCGCAGGTAAAACAGATTCTGATTGATCTGGAATGCGAAGACCTGATTACGGAGGAGGAATAGGATGCCGACAGAGATAGCAGTAGCTCTGGTCGGTCTGTGCGGCAGCGCAATAGGCAGCCTGGCTGGTGTGGTGGCATCAGCCAAGCTGACCGCTTACCGGATAGAGCAGCTGGAGAAAAAAGTGGATAAACATAACACCGTGATTGAGCGTACATATAAACTAGAGGAAACGCAGGCGGTGATGGAAGAACAGATCAAGGTGGCAAACCATCGGATTGCGGATCTGGAAAATCAGAAGGAGGACTCGATATGCAGGTGAAAGATTATGTAAAACCGGAATTACTGGTAGTGGCAGTGGTACTGTATTTTATTGGCGCATGGCTGAAACAGAGTGAGACGGTGAAGGACAAATATATTCCATTGATCAATGGCGCCGTTGGCATCGTGATCTGCGCCATCTATGTATTTGCCACCTGTGTATGCACTGGCAGCCAGGATATTGCCCTGGCCGTGTTTACCGCGATCACACAGGGAATTCTTGTGGCAGGATTATCTACTTATGTAAATCAGATCGTGAAGCAGACTGGAAAAGACGAATAGAAGGAGGTGATCCGGATATCTCCCGGCAGTCGGGGTGATGACTGCAGGTTGTGACATCACAACTTTGTGCAGGCACAAAAAGAAACTGGTATAATGAAAACTGATTGTATGGTATAATGCGAATGTTACCGCCCCTATACCGGTATGGAAAGGGGGTGTTTATGATGGACATATTGCTATCTCTTATTGTTTCTGTTATGGCAGGTGTGATTAGCCATCTCATTTGCAAATGGTTAGACAGGAACAAATAGTCGGTAACTAGCCTATGGTTTAAGCCACCATACCAAAAAGGCATAGAAAACCCCAAGGAATGCGACTCCTTGGGGTTTTCGTTTGTGTGTTTATAATGGAACACTGCTATCTCTTAGCCTACCGGCATTATAGCATATGCAGAAACAGTTTTCAAGATACCATAAATATAAAAATTGACCAGGGAGCCAAAACCCTGTTTTTTCATATTATAAAGAAAAGAGGACAAATTTATGAGAGATATTACATTATGCCATCCGCGCCTCCAGAAACTAGCCATAGAGCTGATCCAGAAATGTTCTGCCCAGGGCCTTCAGATCAAAATCGGTGAAACTCTCCGCACCAGATCGGAACAGGATACTCTATATGCCCAGGGGCGCACGACACCAGGAAGCATTGTGACCAATGCCAAAGGCTCCAGCTACAGCTCCTATCATCAATGGGGAACTGCCTTTGACATTTACCGCGCTGATGGCTGTGGGGCTTATTATGATAAGGATGGCTTTTTCACCAGAGTTGGGGCGATTGGCGTATCCATCGGATTAGAATGGGGCGGAAACTGGAAATCCATCGTGGATAAGCCTCATTTCCAGCTTCCGGATTGGGGAAGCAGCACCAGCGGGATCAAGAAAGAATTTAAGACACCGGAAGAATTTATGAAGACCTGGAAAGGAGAGGAGAAGGTTGTTGAGGGCTGGCAAAAGGATACCACAGGCTGGTGGTACCAGAATGCCGATGGAACCTGGCCAAAGAGCGAGTGGCGGCTGATAAACCACCACTGGTATCTCTTTGGCGCAAACGGATATATCAGAAAAGGCTGGCACCGTTGGAATCCGGACACGAAGCAGGTAGATCCGGATGATGGTTCCGGTGATTGGTATTATCTTCAGGAGACCGGAGATTTAGAGGGGGCCTGCTGGCATGGAACCGAAAAAGGATCTTTGGAGATCTGGCACGTGAAATAGAGGAAAGACTTCCTATATCTAAATACACTCTGGTATCCTGACTGAGTCATAAAATCTCCCATAGGTTTCTGCACTCTGGTGGCCCGGATGGAGAAATGGGTGCTTCCATGCGTTACCTTTCTCAGCGCTACGCCATGCCCTATGATGTGGGTAAAGCCGTTCTCACTGATATCGGTACTGAGGAACTGGCTCATCTGGAAATCGTAGCAGCAATCGTTCATCAGCTGACCAGAAACCTCACGATGGAAGAAGTCGAAAACTCTGGCTTTGGTCCATACTATATTGATCATACCGCCGGAATCTGGCCTCAGGCGGCAGGAGGGGTGCCGTTTAATGCCTGTGAGTTCCAGTCCAAGGGCGATCCAATTACGGATCTGTGTGAGGATCTGGCAGCAGATGGTACGACTGCATAAGAACAACAAAGCCGGAAACCCCTATAAACACTACATTTTTTGTAGGACAAGTTTTTTCCGGCTGCGTTCTTATAAGGACAACTTGCCAAAACAGATAGGACAAGCCCCCTCCAAACAGAATAACGTACCGCACAGGCGGCGTTACCTTATCCCAACCGGGAAACAAGGAACGCCGCTATTTTTTTACCCTCATGTTACGCAGTAGGGGCAAAAAGAGCCTTACTACACAAGGCTTTGCGGGTGCGGTTTTCACCGGGTAAGGGATTGATACCTAAACCCTCAAAATCGCTGTTCTACTGCGTAACAAATATGCAGCAAAGGAGTTGATGAAGCTATGGCAGTTTTCCGCGTGGAGAGAAACACAGGATATACGGTTATGAGTAACCACCATTTACGCAATAAGGAGCTTTCCCTAAAAGCAAAAGGGCTGTTATCACAAATGCTGTCCTTGCCGGAGGATTGGGACTATACCCTTGCAGGACTGTCCTATATCAACCGGGAAAGTATCGACGCTATCCGCACCGCTGTATGGGAGCTTGAAAAAGCCGGATATATCACAAGGCGGCAGGGACGCGACGAGAAAGGCAAAATGACCGCTATCGAGTACACCATTTACGAACAGCCACAGCCCCCGGCATTGGATTGTCCGGTATTGGAAAATCCAACAGCGGATAACCCGATATTGGAAAATCCGACACCGGATAACCCGACGTCGGAAAATCCAATGCAATTAAATAAAGATATACAAAAGACTGACTTACCAAAAAAAGAAAAATCAAATACGGATTTATCAAGTAACCATTCCATTCCTATCCTTTCCCCTAACCCCTCTCCTTTGAGGGAAGAAACGGCAGAGCCGGAACGGAAAGGAACGGAAGCGGCAGACGCATACAGCGTGTATGAGGAAATCATCAAGGACAATATCGAGTATGAGCATTTTATCAAGCATACCGACATTGACAGGGAACGCTTGGACGAGATTGTGTCCCTTATCCTTGAAACTGTCTGCACCAAACGAAAGACAATTCGTATCGCCGGGGACGATTATCCGGCAGAGCTTGTCAAAGCAAAGTTTATGAAGCTGAACAGCAGCCACATTGAATTTGTCTTTGACTGCATGAAAGAGAACACCACGAAAATCCGTAACATCAAGCAATATCTGAAAGCGGTACTTTTCAACGCGCCCAACACCATTGACAGCTATTACACCGCCCTTGTCAACCACGATATGTACGGCGGCTATTAAAAAACAGGAGGATTTTAATATGACACAGAAAACAGGAGCTTTGATTTTTGATGAAACGGCAGACCGTTACGACATTCGCTTTGACCTTAACGACTACTACGGAGGATTGCATTGTGGGGATTGCCTTGAAGTGTTTGTACGCGGCAAATGGAAGCCGACCCGCATGGAGTACGGGGACAACTGGTATCTTGTCGGTGTGAGGGCTTCGGATTTGAACGGGCTGCGGGTGCGTATCTAAAGGCGGCATGAAAAATGTACGCCTTATTTTTATGCCCCGAAGCGGCACACCACCCTAACCAAACTATGAAAGGAGGGATTTCATGCAAGATGAAGTCAATGAAAAAGTCGTGTCTTTAGCAATCAAAACATCTAAGCTGACCGCCGAAGTGCTGCAAAAGGCTATGAAAGCCCTGCTTGCCAAAGGCAAAGGGCAGCTAACCAAAGCCCCGCATGGAAAAATCACTATGCGGCAGCTTATGAAGCCGGGAGAAAAGGTTTCCAACATTGAGATTACCGACCAAAATATCAAAGCCTTTGACCCTATCGCAAGGAAAAACGGACTTGATTACAACGTCAAGAAGATTGAGAACGGCAAGCCGCCTACCTATCTTGTGTCTTTTAGGGGCAAGGATATTGACGTTATGACCGAAGCATTCCGGGAATTTACCGCAAATAAATTAGGCAGGGATAAAAAGCCCTCTATCCGCAAGCTGCTTTCCACTCTGAAAGACAAGGCGGCAGCTCTGAACGCACAGAGGGACAAAGTGAAGAAAAAGGACAGGGAGGTATCGCTATGAAGCCGGAACTTAAAAAGCTGCTTATCCTAAATGCCCCCTATCTGCTCTTTGTCTATCTCTTTGACAAAATCGGACAGGCGGTGCGGCTCTCTCCGGGAACTGACCTTTCCGGCAAGGTGCTTTCCCTTGCAGACGGCTTTTCCGCTGCTTTTGCAAACCCGCTTCTGAGTTTTGCCCCTATGGATTTGCTTATCGGTATTGCGGGGGCTGTCCTTATCCGGCTTATGGTGTACTTCAAAGGCAAGAACGCGAAGAAATATCGAAAAGGTATCGAATACGGTTCTGCCCGTTGGGGCAACGCCGAAGATATAAAGCCCTACACCGACCCGGTATTTCAAAATAACGTGCTGCTGACACAGACGGAACGGCTTACCATGAACAGCCGCCCGAAGCAGCCGAAGTATGCAAGGAATAAAAATATCCTTGTTATCGGGGGAAGCGGCA